TCGGGCCTCGATCTCCTGCAGTCGCTTACGAATGCCCTTGTGCTCACACTCCTTACAGATAGGTCTGGATGATCAGCCGCTGACGCCGCTTCTTAGCCGCCTCCGCGGCCCGGCGCTCGGCCTCCGCCTGCGCCTCGAACCAGCTCCGCGCGCTGATGTAGGTATCCGGGTACGCCGGGGTGTCCACCGCCGAAACGTCCCAGATGCGCTTGAACCTCAAGATACGGCGAGTCCTTGTGTCGCGGTCATACTCGTCCTTCTCGACTGTAAAGGCGAAGGACATCTTGTCCACGTCACCGCGACGGATCAATTCATACAAGTCCCGGCCCGCCGTCGTGTTGGCCAGCTTCGCCCGCACCAACAGCCCCTGTTCGTCGGGGATCAACTCCAACGTCTTGTTCCGGGTTCGGGCCATGACCATGACGTTATCACTATGGTTGTACTTGAACGGCACGTCCCGCAGATCGGCACCCTCCAGCGCTCCGCGGGCAATAACCTCGTAGTACCGGACACCATCGGCCTCAAACAAAACGGTCGGGCTCTCATAGACGATGGCCCGACCTTCGACAATCATCTCGTTGGCATCGCCCTCCGGCTCGATAGCCCGCAGCTCGGCCATGCGGATTTCCCGCTTGGGCCGCGCCGCCCGCTCATCCCACTGGGCGAGACAAACGGCNTANCGNTGCGNCTCGTCCGGGAACTCCTCCTGCATGGTCTCGTCGGCCATGCANCGGTCGATGAATTCTTCNTTGGTTTCNCCGTCATTCGGCTTAGGAAGCGGCATCGCCTTCGCCTCCTTCGTTGGACGGCGCTGCACCGTCCGTCTCGTCCACCGGCCGTGTGTCCAGCCTGCGAATCGGAATGTCCCCGCCAGGAACTGGCGGCAGATTGAAGACCTCCGCCAACTGGTTCGGGGTCATGATNCCGCGGTCAACAAGCTGGACGAGCTNCAACTTCGTCGAAACGGATGCGTATTGCAGCCGGTTCGCTTCGAACACGATCTCATTCCCGTGACCGAGCTCGCGATCCGAAAAAAGTTTGGTCGTGAATTCCAAGCTTAATTGGACCGCCAGAGGCTCGATGGTAGACTCATAGAAAGCATTCCACTCGTCCTCCGTATAGCGCCCCATGACGATGTTTTCGTTAACGCCGAAGTAGCGGAACACCATGTCGCGGAGCTCTTTCATTTGATCGGCGTCAACCATTTTGGGGTCGCTATTGAGCTCAACATAATCAGCCTTGGCATCGAGCGCCGCAATCCCGCCCGTGTTTTGTACCGAGAGATACTCCTGGACAAACCTCTCACGGGCTTTAGAGATGTCACTTTCTTTGAGCTGCCCAGAAAACTTCAGCAGCCCCCGCAAGTGGGCGCTCGTCTTGACCGCCTGAGCCAGCCCCTCCCGCGTCGTATGGAGCACCGAAAGCGTCGCGTTGATCGGATCGTTAGGACTGCCCAGCAGATCGTTATCGTAAAAGTGCCGGCGAATGTGGATAACATCCGCATACGGCATCACGACCGCGGGTTGCTGGGCAAAGTAAAACTTAACGTAGAGCTCGCCGTCCTCGTCCTCCAACAGCTCTGCTCCGGTGCAGTTTATAGGCCAAATGCTGTGAAGGCGCCCCTCCCTCCAATAGGGATACGCCCACGCGTTGTTATCAAGGAGCGCCGTAGATACGAGCTTATACAAAAAGTCATAAGCCGACATGCGCGGATTCGGCCGGAACTGCAAAAGCCTTTGTATATGGCTATCCGGCTGCGGGATCACATCGCCACCCACCCGGCGAATGTGTCGGGCTTTGAGCTTAGCCGCATTCCGAGCGATGGCGTCCACGGCGGCCCGCACGACGTCAGCCTCATACGGCCTAGTGCCCCACGGCGTAAAGACCGGCGTGTAACCCGCCATGATCTTCACTTGGGAGAGGCCCGTTTTCCGCGCCAGGAGATTCCCAAACAGCCGTTGGAGCCAATTACGATTCTCAGACACCGGACCACCTCCCTCATACCAAGGCTTTATAATCCTCAAACCGGTTCTGAAACACCGTGTAGGCGATNATCAGGGCCACCGCAGGATCAATGCGCTGGCGCTTGTTCGTGCCCTTCACGGGACGTATGTTCTCGTTCTTGTCCACCTCGACGGCCAGGTTCGTGAGCGCCCACTTGAGCAGCGGGTTGTTGTTGTAGTTGATCCGTTTCGCCCCGAGGTCCGCCCGGAGCTCTTTCATCGGCGCCGAGAGCGTCTTAGCGCCCATGATCACCGGGATCAAGTCCCGCTTCCGCTCGTAGCCGAGCCGGCTTTCCATGTCCTCGACCCAGGCGGGCGAGTTCCAGGAGTCATAGCCGACCCAGTAGGCCGATATGTCATACTCCTCCCGGAGCTTAATAAACCAGTCTGTCACGTAGCGGTAATCCACCCTATTTCCCGGACACGGCGTGATCAAACCGCGCTCGACCCAGCGGTCGTAGGGAACCTTGTCCTCCCGGGACCGCTGCTCGATGGTGTCGCCGGGCATAAAGCCCTGAACGAGCGCGTAGAGCTGACCGTCAGGACGCATGACCAAGATGGCCGCGGCTGTCAGGTCCGTAGTGGCCGACAGGTCCACGCCGCCGATGGCGTAGGTGTCCCGCAACTCGTCCAGGCTGAACGTCGCCTCATTGTTGGCCTCCTCGAACGTCAGCCAGGCCCCGAAGCTGGTCTCCCGGATATTGAAGTCCTTCGTCAGCACAGTCGGGAGGAAGTTGGCGTCGTTCTTGGCCCGCTCGACGTTGGCCGCCAGCTCCTCGTAACTCTTAATGGTCCCGAGGCCCGGGTTGGCTTTCTCCCAGGCCCTGAAGTCGACCCACTCGCTCCTGTCGTCCAGCTCATACAGGAACGCCAAGAACCGCTCGTCATCGACCACGCCGTCCAACACCCTGCAGGCGTAGTCGTAAATGTCGTCGTAAATGCACTCCCGGACGAAGCCCGCCGTCGTGATCATCGCCAAGAGAGGCTGCGTCCGGGCCGCCATCGACTGCCGCATGACGTCGTATAGATTGCGGTCCTTGATGGCATGCAGTTCGTCGATGATCACACAATGTGAGTTAAGACCGTCAAGGCTGTTACTTTCGGACGCCAGCGGCTCAACCTTGCCGAAGACCACGGGGAAATAGAGGTCAGTCTTCCGCTTGCGGATATGCTTCCGCAGCGCGGGCGATTGCGAGACCATGTTCACGGCTTCCGTGAAGACGATTCGCGCCTGATCCCGCTTCGTCGCCACGCAGTAGACCTCGGGACCGCCCTCCCCGTCGCCCACCAGCATATACAATCCGATGCCGGCCAGGAGTGTCGACTTGCCGTTCTTCCGGCCGACCAGCAAGACGAACTCCCGGCAACGCCGGTGGCCAGTCTCCTCGTGGACGAACCCGAACACGGCCTGGAGCAACGCCTTCTGCCACAGCTCCAACCNCACNGGCTGGCCGATCCACTTGCCCTTGCTGTGGCGGCAGAACCGCTCGATGAACTCAATCGGCGCCGACGCCCGCTCCAGATCGAAAACCCACGGATCACGTGGATTGTGAATCTCGTGGACAATCCTCTCGTATTGCTGGCGCACCCGCTTGGAAACAGCCACTTCCCCATCTTCAATTTTTGTCCAATATTGCAGGATATAATTTTCCATGGCGCCCCGGCGCCTAGCGTATTCTCTTCTTCACGAACTCCATCAGCTCATCGGCGCCATTGTCAGCTCCTTTATTGTCAGGCAAGAGGTCGATCAGCTGTTTGATGACAGTGGAGTAACGGTTTACCAGCGACGCGTAGACCTTCGTAGCCGGATGTTCGCGCAGAAACCGCTGGGCGCCCTGCTCAAACAGCTCGATGACNCCCTCGCGGTCAATGATTTCTCGCGTCTCTTCGAGCGTGGCCCGCATAAACGCGGCCTCTTGGATCAGCCCGTCNACGATCNTGCGTTTATCTTCCGGCAAATCCTTGAAAACTTTTTTAAGCCTCGTCAGCTCGGCCTTAATTTTCTTAGCTTTCTCTTCCGCCGCCGAAGTCCGGCTATCTTCGACNGGAAAATCAATCACTTCTGCACCGTTTTTCCCAGCCACACTTTCACCCCCTCGTGTGCGCGACCATTCCGGGGTTTTCGG